ACAACAAAAAGCCGGGCAAAGCCCGGCTTTTTTTATGTTGTAATTTTATATAATTTATTTAAGTAAAGGCACTCCTTGAAGCCTTGGCTTTACACCATGAGCTGGGCTAGCCCCACCGAAGATAGTTTCTTCATCTTCTTCTTCCTCATCCTTTTTATCCTTATCATCATCTTCCTCTTCATCATGCTTTTCTTCTTCATCGCCATGACTTTCATACATTACAATATTAACATCTTCTGCTAATACAGCGGCTAATTTACCATTATGCTCAATGTAATACTCCTCAATAAGACCACCTTCAGTAAGATTGTGGTGAAGGATTTTCTTAACGCCCTCAAACTGAGGTGCTTCAATATGAGATGCTCAATCGTGTTCGATGTTACCACCTTTAAAGGCAGCTTCACCGTTATCCTCAACTGGATTAGGAGCGTCAGTTGATTCAACAACTACCTCTTTTGATTGGTGCATAGATCCGTATGCTTCTGCTAGCATATCGACATCTTGTTTAAAATTATTATGTTGTGCCATATTATTATTTAGTCTAATTGCATAGAAAACAATAGGAAACCCTGAGAAATTTCTCAGGGCTCCTGTTATTTATAGTATTATTATTTTACTTAAAACGAACGTGAGAGACTAATTCCGCCGATAAACTCAGCTCCATCATTAGCCCAAATACCTTCACGACCATCAAAAGTATATACCCCTTTTAAGAACGGAGTAAATGCAGTATCAAGAACTTCAAATGGTAAGTTAGGAAGATCAGCAGTCAACTCAACATGAGTAGCTTTAAAATCATCCAGCACGTAACCAAGGGTACCGGTAAGTGAAATACCTTCATATACCTCTCCAAAGTTAGCTCCAATCTCACCATATCCGCTATTATCACCTTCAACAGCAATAAACTGGGTAAGTGATACACTAGCTAATCCAAGATCTTTGCCGAATCCGACACCGAGCTCTGACTCAACATCACCAACTACATCAGTACCTTCTGAGTAGTAGTTAAATGTTACATGACCAACTACATCACCCACTACTGGGAGAGTGAAGTCACGAGCAGTACCTAGACTGAATTCAAACTCATTCTGCAAGTCGTTTTCACTCCATGCGAGTTTTGCATTAGTCGGTACTCCGAAGAGTCCTAACTCAGCAGTAACCCCTAGACGGAAATCGTCATCACCCTGTTTCTGGCCACGCCAAATATCTTGGGTACTATATGTTCCTACAACTCCATAAGATAGTCCTGTCGCAACACTATCAGGTAGAATTGCGATACTATCAGCTGAAGCACTTCCTGCAGAGGCAATACCTGCTGCAGCTATCATTGTCAATACGATGTTTTTCGTCATTACCATCTATTTATATAATATAACTTCCGGTAATCAAGTATATCTGCAGAGAAAGTTCTATTTACCTTTCTTTTTCCAACTCTTTCTTGCAGGACCTCGCTTTTTATACTTTTTATTCTTAATTTTCTTACAAGCTGCATGAGTAGGCCGACAAGCAGGATAGGATGCTCCTTTTTTACCAGCTTTTTTTCGACCGCAAGGGCCACCTGTTTTACAGTTAACCCATCCTTTAAATTTTTTACCTGTACGTTTATCAGTACGCGTTTTAAACCAATCACGTAGATTTTCACTCAACAATAATGCTTCTTTACAGGTCATTTATTTAATATTTCCACCACGGTTTACACATTTCTGAACATAACCGGATGCATAAGCTGATGGCCATACGTCATACTTACGCTTTGCTTTAGCTTGACATTTAGCGCGCGTCTTTGATACTTTTTTCTTCTTTTCAGCATCTTCCTCAGGAATCTCTTCACTTTCAGACTTCTTCTTACCACCCTTCATATTAGCACACCAGTGATACATCTTACCTTTCTCACCACCATACTTCTTGGCTCTCTTACGAAGCTCTGTTACGGTACCTTTACAACTAGCACCTGCACGTTTAACACGTCCTGGACTGCTTTCCGCATCCTCCTCATCTGAATGCTTGGTCTTATTAAGCTTATTACCAGCTTTCTTAGCCGCCTTATATGCTTTACTACCTTTACGAGCACTCTTACCACCACGCTTCTTCTTAGCGTTAATGTTAGCCCATAAACTTTCAGCGAAAAATTCCTTAAATGTTTTCATATTACCACTTTTTACAGCTCCAGTAACCAGCAGAAAACTTATCCTTTTTCTGATCGCACTTATGACGTGCGCGGAATGACTTGCGGCGCTTAGGATTACTCTTCTTAATCTTCATGTTTGGATCACCAAAACGAACAACCTTCTCTTTACCATCTTTACAAGCCTTAACAACAAACTTCTTAGAGCCACCAGATGTTCTACGAGGTGAGTTACACTTCATACGATCCTTGTCTACTCTCTCAGCATCTTCCTCGTTAGTTGTTATATACCTATCATATAGTTGATTAAAAGTCTCTTCGGATTCTTCACTCTTAAGAGCTTCAAGCCTTTCATCTAGAGCATTAAGCTCAATTCTCAATTTGTCGATATCAACTTCCTGACCTTGCTCTGCAGCAGATACTAGAGAAGCAAACTCCATAAAATCATCTGCTAGTGATTGACCTTCAGCATCTTCTTCATCACGGAGACGTTTAATCATTCTAACATCATCTTTATCAATGTCACCTTTTTCGTAAGCAGCATCTACTTTATCTTCAGCATCTTCACCCTTCTTCATTCTTTCAAGTTCACGGTCATTATAATGATCATCTAACACATCACCTTCTGATGGGTTATTCGAAGCAAGCCAGTTCTTATAAGAAATGCTCATAGCTTTATGGTTTTGTTCAGGATAGTTCATATCCTTAAGGACTTCTTCTACTGACTTACCACCCTCCACCTCTGCATGTATTGCACCATATAACTTATCAGCTTCTTGCTCGCCGGATATCTTATCAAGACCGCGCATAGCACTACCCATAGTCTCAGCATCTTCAACACCACGGCCTCCATGAGTAGCTTTTGATCTACCCTGCTTATTAGGACGTGTGCGTCTGTACCTACCTCCAGAACCATCGGAGGCAGAATCTACACCACTTGGCTTCCAATTGTTTTGTGAATCGTAGGAATCTCCTTTAGGAGCTTTAGATGTACTTTCTACTATCTCTTTATAGAGCTCATCAAACTTCATGCATATATTTATGCTTTTAGAGCTAATTCTAAAGCAACTAAACATGCAAAGCAGTTAATTTCTTTATCTACCACAAACGCCGTCTTATACAAATGATCAGCAATGATAGTAATCATTTGCTTTTTCTTAAACTCATCTATCGGCTGACTATAAATATGGTCTAGTAAATTAGCTAGCAATGTATCATAGTCTCCTTGAAAGCGATCTTCCTTCTCAATAAGATGCTTCCTTACCTTTAACGAGTCTTTTTTGATACCTTCGAAGACGCTGTTAAGTAGCTCACTGTCACTCCCATTGCTATCAATGCAAAGCTCGCCATCAATAACTGACTTTTGGATTTCGTTGATAGTTTTTCGGAGGTCAGGGAATGTTCTTTTAACCAACTGACCAAATTTAATTTTCTGTTCATCACTTACTGTTACGCTTTCTTGTTTTAATATATTGAAGCAGCGCTTTGCTGCTTGTTTAATCTCAGGTTTTAAATCGATAGATTGACATCTGGATTGTAGGGCTGGAATAATCTTATGCTTATAGTTAGCAGTAAGAATAAACCGACAGTACTTAGCATACGTTTCCATAGTATTGCGTAGCGCAGCCTGTGCCTGAGAGGTTAGCCCGTCAGCTTCATCTAATACTACTACTTTTACGCCCCCATCAAATGACTTAGTCTGAGCGAAGTTAGTAATATTATGCCGGATAGTATCAATACCAGATTCATCTGAAGCATTAATATAAAGATAATTACATCCTAGAATGTCATTAACAATTATCCTGGCAAGAGTAGTTTTACCAGTACCAGGACTACCTACAAATAATAAGTTAGGAATCTCACCCTTAAATTGTGATACTATTCTTAAAGACTTATCATCGAGGATAAGATCATCTAACTTAGCCGGCCTATACTTCTCAACCCAAATCTTGTCAAACTCAATCATAATCTATTTACCTGAACTACCGAAACCTTTATCACCACGAACAGATTCTTCAACAGAACCCTCTGATACTTCAACAGGGTAGTTAGCATATACCACGAACTGAGCAATACGATCTCCAGCTTTTACTTCATAATTTTTATCAGTTAGATTATAGAGCTTAACGCCAGCATCACCACGATAGCCTTCATCGATGATACCTGGATGTGGTATAATACCATGCTTAAATCCAAGACCAGAGCGTCCTTCTACTTTAACCCAGAATCCCTCCTCAATATAAGCAAACTTAAGACCAACACCAACAACCGCAGAACCACGTGCAGGGATAGTTACACTTTCAACCGAAGTAACATCCATACCTGTATCATTGCTATGATTTTTCCCCGGCAACACCGCATCAACATGAGTCTTTTCAAACTTTAACTTCATACACATATGATATACTACTAATAAAAAAATTCAACTACGTTGTGGATTTTATTAAATATAGATTAAATATATGGGTGGAAGGTTATAATTCATCTTTTGATCCTAATAATGACGTTGACAATGCAGTTGACGATATCATTACCCAATTGAGTACGCAAAATAATTCAGAGACAAAAGCAAAACAATCTGCTGAAGTACCTGGAACAGATGAACTAGAAGAGTATCTTGTTAAAACTACAGCGAGACTTATCGACACTACATTAGATGCTGTGGATAATGTTAAGGACTATATATCATCTGCACCTGAGAACAGAGATGTAGCCTCTTTAGCCGAATTAATGCGTTCTGCTAACGGCGCTATTGAGACAATGCAGAAGATACATGCTAATAAAGAGAACATTCAAGTACGTAAAGACGTTAAGCAGATGGATATTGATTCGAAAAAAGAACTTAACCTCCTTGACAATACCGCAAAGCTTGTAATGTCAAGAGAAGAGGTTCTCAAAGCTCTTACTAATGGTGAAGAGAAAGAAGAAGTAATTGATATTTAAACACTTCTTAACCACCGTGGTGTATTAGCACTTCTACCATTAACACCCCATTTTGTAGCTTGTGCACCACTCCTACCATTACTAATAGCGATATCAATGTGTAAGTTTCCTGCCATATAACCTGGACCAGCTCCAATACTCTCAATACCAACACTCTTAAGTATTTTAGAAAATTGATAGAGCTTATCAAAATGGTTTGGATTTTCTGCACTTAATCTAGTACTTCCATCATACACCCTTATATCAGCAGCCCAACCATCATCATGCCTCTTTGAACCTGTTCGGTTTACACCGTTACGGCCACCATCGCGTGCTGCGACTTGACCACCTGAATAGACAACTATCTTATAGCCAGATTTTGCACTAGCTGCATTAATCATATTAGCTAATTTTGGTTGAATAGGTTTATTACGAGTTCCATTCAAAGCATAACTAACATTAGGGTTAGTTTCAACTAGCTCTTCAGGCATATCACCCATTTGCGCTTTAATATTGTCAATACTACCTTGACAAAGCTTGACCTCAATAGTACCAAGATTATCATGCGCAATCTTTTTAATACGAGTCCATCCAGTATCACTAATAGGCACACCTTTGCTAGCTCCACCAAGTTCACCTAAGTCATTTGCTCTCATAAAATGTTGATATGCACCAACTGTCATATCAACGTTAGATTCTTTTTGACCATTCCAGTCAATAACTTTATAGTAATACCACTTACCATTAGGTACTCTCATTGCAGCAAAAAATTCATTACTAAGTTGTAAGGGAGTTTTGTAGTTCTTACTTAAAGGTGTAACGGTTGGATCATTTGTAAACCGTCTAAATAGAGTCTGACTTATAGCAACACCATCATTAACAATACCAGATTTAGGTGTATTGTAAAGATTTTCCATACCCGTGTCAGTAAGATCATGCTTCCAACCCACCGCAATAGCACCAGTCACATTATTAAGACCAATAGACCTTTTATCACTATCTGATAACTGCCCTTTAATAGCTTTTCCTAACTCGGTTAAACCACCAGAACTCATATATGATGCACCAAGCCTGTATGTATTTTCACCTAGATTACTAATACCTTTCAAAGTCATTTTATCACCAGCTAAAGCAGAATAATCTTCATACCAAATTCGTTTCTCCCCATAGTCTACAAGACCAGCAAAAACAGAGTAATGAGATGTTACACCCCGTTTCTTTGATTGTAAAGTAAATGTCTTTGAAATTGCTACTTTACCGTCAGAGTATCCCTTACCATTAACAGGGGTATTATCATATGGTGGTAAACTGGAAAAGTTGCCAGTCTGCCCTCTCATATTCTTATTATTGTCAGTTACCCTTTGAACTTTATTAGCTCCATCTGCTTCAATAGTTTCACCATTAACATACACTGGATGTGTCCCAGATGGAAACGATGTGTTATCAATGTATGGATTGTATCGATACTTATTCTGATATTTGTCAAAGCACCCTCCTAGATTTTCTTTAACCTTATTAAGGATTGCAGACCCAGTAGTGTTAAAATCAAAATAAGATTTAATATCAGGAGTATATCTATAGACTTTATCTGTGTTTCTAAGGGATTGTCCTCCTTGCGCTAACTTAGAAAGTTCTGATAGGTTCTTTTTACCTGCTAGCACAGCTTGAGTATTAGTCCAAGCCTTGTTGGCCAGTTGAGTAACCTCGACAAACCCATCTTGAAATAGTGCAGGAATTTTATTAAAAACCGCCTGATCAAGTTCACCGATCATATTAGTAAAAGTATCTTTTAGATCTCCTACTCCGAAAGTATTAGCAGCAGATTTAGTAGAAGCAGCTTGAGCCATTCTACCAATACTATCACTAGTATCTAAAAACAAATTACATGGTGAATTAAGACAATCCTTTAGCTGATCATTAAGAGATTCCTGATACCCGTCTGAGTAAAGTTCAGGATTATCAAATCGACTTTTAATATCGCGTACTATTGAGTCAAAGATTGGATTATTAACAATTTTAGATGTATAAAAATCTAAAGTAGACCAGTCTAACTGCCCGCTGTTAAGAACTAAATTCTGTACGAAGTTTTCAGCTACGGCAAGATTACCATTAATTGCGTTGTTATATCCAACAGCTAAGTCAATATCTAATTGAAAATCAGGATCGTCAACTATATCACAAAACGGAGTATTGTACTTTAAGTAATCTCTACTTATTGCAATACCCTGAAGTTTTTCATGAAGATTGTTGCTATAAATAACCATATTAATCTTTTATTGTAATTCTATTTAGCACACTAGTTATATACTTAGACTTAATAAATTTATATGTATTATTAGCCTGTGCTTTAAATATATAGTCAGGTTTATTTAAAAGGTAAACTGTCCACCATAAATTAATCGTACCATATAATTGAAAGGATAACATAGTCCAAGGCTTATCAGACATTAAAGTAATTTCATCAGTAAACTCATCACTTATATCGTCTGGGAAAATTACCTTGTTTAAAAGGTTATAAAAATAAACATTATTATCTTCAATTAAGTTAACATTAAATATATTTTCATACAAATTACGACTTAAAGTGGCTAAATCTGTAATCTCATTTTGGGCTTTTCCATTTATTATTGTACTCATGTTTTTAATTGGTCGCCGGAGCTGTTCCTCGGGTTACTGTGTCGTTAATAATAGATGTAGTAAACGCGTCACTCATCATTGTATTACCGTAATCACCAATTAGTGATGTAAATTCTATTGTTACCTCATACGCCTCCGGTACAGGTACTTGAACTGGTTTAGATATTACTGTTTTATCAGAAAGTATAGGTGTAGAAACAGATGCACGTCTCACAGTACCTAAAAAGTTAATCGATAAGTTTGAAATATAGGCATACGGCATGGAAAACTGACCTGGCACTGAAATTGTGTATAGTTTCGGTGGTGGGCTTTTAGCAAAAGAAGTTTTATAAGATTTATTCTGAAAAGCCAATAACCAAAGTAATTCATAATTTTGCTGTACTTGATTAACATCAGCCCTACGAATAGTATTTAAGAGCGGGAACTTAATTGTTCTCTTCATACCATCGGTAGCATGCTGAAAATATTTAGGCTTTTCAATATAAACACCCGGCTGAGTAATGTTCATTATTTCGGAAAATTGTTCTCCCTTACTCATAGCCCCAGTAATGTAACCACCTAGTACTCCTCCTGTTTCCTCTCGTTTCTCGCCCCATTCACTCGTTATTGTTTGCTGAGGATCATAAAAAGGTAATCTATATTGAAATCCGGTTTTGGTAGTTAGATAAATACCCTCTAACGATTTAAGATTATGAGCTGCTAGTAACTCAGTATCTTCTACCGCATACTCATCAAGCGCATCTTTAAATTTACCAACAGTGCCTTTTATATTACTCATCATACCCCCCTCACTACCTTGAGAATTAAGTTTACCAAGTAATGCTATAGGATCAACACCAAATACATCATTAACATTATCGCTAACAGCTTTAACCCCTTTAGCTGCTGCTTTTAAATAATATATCGCACCAGAAATCAAAGAGCTAATTTTTTGCTCTCGTTCTGTTAAAAATACACACGGTGTCTTATCTAAAACCGCTGCACTTGCTTTAGGTCCAGCATACCAACTAAAATCATTAACGACATCAATAATACCATTAGGTGCTAATTTTGGCTGAACATCCTCGTTAGGTAGTTTTAATGTTTTTATATCTCCTGCGCCAGGTACTAATATATCGACAGATTCGACTACTGTAGATTGGCCTGTATTAACTAAAATTGTACTCATTATGCGTAATATTCTATTGTTGCGAGATTAGGTTTAAGGTTTACCGTTGATGGTCCGCTTGATGTACTTGCTTGACCGGCTCTTCCTAAAGCCATGATACCATCTCTTATACTAGTAAGAATTTGAAGCTGAGCTATATTAACACTCTTAATATCGTTAAAGACTGCTGCATCTTGTATTCCATTAGAATCTTTACTCTTTAAAAACGAATCAAGAGGTCCTCCCGTCTTAAGAGCTAATACATCATCCCTACTATTAATTCTTACTGTCTGACCACCATGAGTAATTACACCATCCTCAACTTTCTTGACCTGAGATGCAACCTCCTCTGGGGAAGATGCTGGTGTTATGCCAAATGCATCCATTACTACACCTCCAAGCTTCGTCATAGGGAAAACTTGAGTCAGCTGATCAGCTACAAATCTTCCAAGATAATCACCAATCATATACGCTGGGATAGAAACAAGTATACCACCAGGAACTCCATTTACTAATGCAGCTGCCATGGCACCGCCGGCGACTCCACCAACACCCTTTACAACTCGATTACCTATTTTTGTCTTTAATTCTTCAATACCGAGTTCTGGGTTATCAGCATATTGGTTTACATCGTAAGCAGTAAACGCAGCTTCAAGAGCTGAACCAACAATAGGAATTTTTGTTAATAACTTTCTAGACCCAGTTTTTAATGCCGGTTTCAAGACTTTACCTAAGGCCGTTTTTGCTTGTCCTACACCTTTTAAAATTTTACCACCTACATATTGTACTGCTCCTTTGGTATACTTTACACCAGACTTAACCATATTTACTCCTGATTGAAGACCTTGCTTAATAACTCCGGGAGCTGCTTTAACTGCTTTAACAGTAGTCTTTATAGCGGACTTCGTTTTATCAATTCCTGACTTGACAAGGTTCGAACCTTTATCATATAGAGTTCCCCAAAATCCCCTACTTGACCCACCCCCTCCTCCACCACCACGCGCTGCATTGACGGCGGCGGAAGCACTACTGGCTACAGCTTTTGCACCTCCCTTAACCATATTAAGAGCTTTAGACAAAAACCCCTTCATTGAATTAAAAGCACCTTTAACTGCACCTTTTAAAGCATTAGCCCATTTCGAATTCCATAGCGCGCTAAACATGCCTTTAATCGCGCCCCCTACTTTACTTGCCGCATTCTTAAGAAATCCTAGCAATCTTCTACCAACTTTTTTAAGACCTCTCCAAATAGCCTTGGCTGCCTTTTTAGCACCGTTAAATAAAAATCGCCCAAACTTTGCCAATAACCTACCAATACCCTTAAAAAGCTTAACAAAAGCACCTTTAAGAAACTTGAGAAACTTACCCATGTATTCGAAAAACTTTTTCTTAATTAAACCCCATAGTAATGGACCTAACGTAGCAAGCAAAGCACCTAACGCGCCTAGCTTCTCAAGTAGCCCTCCTTCCGCTTCCTTAGCGCCGGCAGCTCCTTCAGTAGTTGCAGACATACCTTTAACTTTGTCTTTAGCAGACGTATCTCCAGTTCTTGCAGCTTCTGGATCAGGGTTAATGACATTACGGAGGATTTCGAATATCTTAGTGTACCTCGTCGTCTCATTTGATGTGAGTGTGGCACTTACAGGTTTCTCTTTTTCTCGTGACTTTTTATTACCAGCCTTTGAATCAATAATTACGCCCTTTTTACCTTTAGTTTTTGTACCAGAGGCCTCGTCTTCAATTGACTTCTGAGCAGTAATAATTCTCAAGCCATCAACTATTTGTGATATATCATCAGCCACAAATATATTTAATCTTAGAGCATTAGTCTGCTGCTAAGAATCCAGCATCAATATTCACTACTGCATCATCATCAAAAGTAAGACATCTATCTTCAACTTTTTTAACGCTTGATATATAATCGATTATAGAATTATTTAACGATAAAGGAAGTTCATTAACCACTTTAACTCTTTCATAGACACTAAGATCATTAAAGCTTAAAGATGTTTCACCTAGCTTAATTGCATCAACAAACTTAATAATTTCATAAGTTAATACAAGCTCAATACTTTGCTTTTCTTGCTGTTCTTGTGTAAGCTTGCCTAACTCCGTAATAATCTTTTTATTAATTTTTATATCAGTATCAATAGTTGGTACCTTACATGTGGCTTCAATACCACTATCCTCAATAGTTGCTGTAAGATTAACATCTTTAATGTTATATGTTGGAAGTTCGCTTAAATCATAATCTTTTTCATCGATTAAAAACGTGTTACCGGATGTCGCTTTACGCAATTCAAGCAAAATTGGTATTCTATCACATACTAAAAACTCTACATCATCTTGGCAGTTATCTTTAACAATATCGCTAAATACGTTTAAACTTTCTACTGATCCTTGCACACCATCAAAAGCAGACTTGAGGAGTTTCTTTTGTTGTGTCACATTAAATTTTTTAAATGTAGCCTTTTTCGAAGTTGATGGTACTTTAATCGATACTGTACTTGCATCGTTAACTTGCTTAAGATCATTTAAGAAGGATTTGACATCGGCGTTCATAACTTTATTTATGATATGTTTTCAAATTGCAACTATTGTTGCTGTTGTTGTTGATTTTTCTGAAGCTCTTTATTTTCTTCCTCGATTCTTAGATTATGTTGATTCAATATAATTTTTGTTTCAATAGGTGATAAATCGAAAAATATATTTGAGCCAGGGGTAATAGTATTTTGAAAATAGTATAACAGTTTGTAAAATTGATTTAAATCTGTTGTAAAAATATTTGCAACTAATTCAATAAGACCGTTACTAATAATATTAATACCAAATCTTTCAACTCCTACCGCTTTATTCTCAGCAATAACAGTTACATCGAGCAAATCATTTGATATAGATTCAATATAAGCTTTAATTTTATTGAAAACTTCTACAGGGAGATTGTCAAGGATTTGTGATTGCTCTGCAGCAGGTAATTCATAAAAGGTTAAAGATTTATTACCTATCTTCACCTTCTGTATTGTTGAAATAAATAGTTCATCTATTGTATTATAGTATGAAATAGTAGGTAGATCGAGCGTAACTTCAATATTCTTTTCGCTAAATGTAAGTTCAAAGTCTCTATAGTTTTCTTCTAGCTTATTAAGAAGTGCCACTAAGCTGATATCTATTTGTTTACCATCTTTATCCATAGTAATAATACTATCGACAAAAGTCATTCTATAATATAGAAGTAAATATAGCCTATCGAAAATATTTAAATCATCATCAATGACAGTGTTTTCGAAAAATTTATTAAGTCCATAGTAATCACCGTTGTTAATATATTTAACTATAGTGAGATAGTCCTTATTACTAAGTTCTTGGATTCTTTTTATTTTACTACTAGGTAACTTTACTTCAATATCAAACTTCATGTGTACAAGCCTGGAGTACTTAGCTTGTAATCGGAAAATATCCAACCCACAGTCTTAGTTATATCAGATAAACTAATAGCGTTATAACTCATTTGATCACCACCTTGAGTATTATATGGCGCGCAATTATAGAATGTAGTAGCTTTACGTAATTTATAATCAATTACATTCGTCTCATTTCTTATAGCAGCATTTTGTGACGATCCTAGCTTATCCTCATAATGGTTATCTGCTCGAGTATATTGTGTTACCACAATATTACATTTAATATCAGTATCAGCATCACCATCTTCAATTAAACCTTTATAAGCAGTTGCAACAATCCACGGCTTGATAAAATAATCAACAACATCAATATTAGTTTCTAAAAAGCTAATACTAATTTGATTTCCACTACCATAAGTACCTCTATTATCAGCGTAATATCCGTCTATCAACCCACCAGTTCCAGAACCAACCCCTGTAGTGTTTATAGAAACATTCTCAGTAGGCATTGCAATAGTCTGCGCCAATAAATAACCTTCTCTATCTTCTGAAAATTTATCAATTAAATCTGGAACAACTTGATAAGCTCTTGGTTGGTACTCCTCAAGCACCTTGCGAATACGATTACCAACTTCAGTCATAGATGGACCAGTCCTACTCTGAAATTGCACTCCCCAAAGATTTTTGAGAGGTATATCTCCAGACCAATCTTGATGGACACGGAGGCGCTGTTTAATAGGTTGTCCCATCTATATTACTGCTCTTTTGTATAGTAGTGGTACGCTATAGTTGCATTAACTTCAACTGTAGCACCAGTACCGTCGGAGATATTATAGCCTATATTATCAATATTACGTAAAGAAGCTCCTACTAGCTTGTATTGTGCAATAGGCTCAAGCTCTTTATCTAACTGTGCGAGCTGGATAAAGAAATCGTCATCAGGAGTACCATATTCACCAGTAGAGTTTAAATCATCAAATAAAGAGCGTGAAGCTCCTTCAAAGTAATTGCGAAGTTCACTATCCGCATCAAGATAAAAATTAAGAGCATATCCATCTGAACCTGGGTATGTCACTGTTCCAGGTACATTTAATGCAAGGCCCATATAAGGTACTGCTACATTTGTAATACTACGTCCAGGTAGAGCTGCTGTCTTGACGTATACAAGATCATTTTCTGTTAAAGCTGGTACTCCTTGAAGTTGCATTTGTGTAACACGGAAGAGAAAATCTCGAGAAAAGTCACGATCTGCTGCAGTGCGGTAGAAATTTTGAATTGTCTGATTAACTGGCATATCAATATTTAGTCTTCCAACACGAAAATTAACAAAAAGAACTACAATTGATTGTATAATATTTTATACAGGTGGACTATTATAGATCTACTGCATAAATATATGTATCATGCGATTAATTTCGTCAGTAAAAGGATTTCTTAATTCAGCAAATGCTCGGGCAGATCAATTGACAGCCATAGCTAAAGGTGCATTATGTTTACCGTCTATTTTATCTAATTTACCAGATTTAGGTAAATCGGTAATGGGTAATATTTTAGCATCAGCCAATAGTATTCTTTCAGATGCAACAGCTGCTATTAGTGGTATTGTTACTGATACAATAGATAATGCAATAGCTAAGATTACAGGCTCGATTGCTGGTGTGCTTAATACTATTACTGGCTTAGTAGCAGAAGTTGCAGGAGCTATCGAGAGCATAAAAAGTTTTGCAGAAGGGCTTAGTAGTAAAGTAAGCGATATTAAAGATTTTACAGCTAGTAAAGAAAACTGCAATTTTGCTGCAGCGAGTTTATTAAATTGTATTGCTAGTCAAGCTCTGGCTAATGTATCTGCTAAAGCTGCAGTTGATGTGAGTAAAGGTCTTGTACCTATAGATGAGTTTGCAAATAGTATATCGGAAAGTATTTTATCACCAGCTGGTGCTATTAACAATACTATTAATAAAACAGCCAACGAGATTGATAGAGCAACTCGCATGGTATCAAAAGCAGATTTATTTTAAAATGTTTGATAGCTTATACATCGGTAAAGTAATTCACGATAGTGATCTTCTATGTAAAGACGACACTGTTCCACAGAATCGTGTAAAGGTTTTTATTCATGGATTAACTCCTTCTATTGAAGAAGATTTCGACCAGCCTCGTGGTAAAACTAATGAAAATACTATGTCTACCCAAGCATTAAATGCTACAGGCCGGGAGTTTTATGCTCATGTGATGATGCCTATTATGGGTAGCGGTACTGGTGCAAAATATAATGCTAATACTGATATTCTAAGTGTAAGTGATACTGGTAACATTACTGATTTAAATGCATGCCCACCTGCTGACGCCTACTCTCATACCCATGATGGTTACTTAGGTGGTAATTCTATAGGTACAGCGGGAGTAAATGTAACAGCTAACGCTTATAGCCCAGATAATAGATCAAACGCATATAAGGGTATGATGGCACTACCAAGTGTAGGTGCTACCGTTGTTGTTTCATTTATTAATAACGAGAGAAGTATGCCAATTATTTTAGGTGTATTGCCAAGTGTAGCTGATGTTGAATCAGTACATGGAGTAGGATTTAACGAAGAAGTCTATCCTAACTATTCAATGGCTTATAGTAATTTAAATAGTGAGTCAATGAATACTGATCCGACGACTCCTGGTAATGGGTCCGATCCTACAGCACCAGGTGGTGGATCAACAATTAAGGAGTCAGCATCTGCAGAGGATACACGACCATATCTTCAACCAGGTGGTGCACCACCACTTGATACGTCTGAAGCTATAGGAACTACTACTACAGCACCTGATGGTACAGTAACTACTACCAATCCTGATGGTACGATAACTATTACTAAACCTGATAAAACAGTAACTACTACTACAAATGATGGTACGGTAACTACACGTAAAACTCTACCCGATGGTACGGTAACAACATCGAAAACAACCGGATCAACAACAAGAACAACAACATTTACAGGTGGTGAGGAAATTATAACCAAGCCACATGAACCACCACCACCTCAATATGTAAAGCGTGGTAATGCGACTGTACGCGTATCAGGAGATTTATCGCGAGCAGAAGCTGAGGCTGCAGCAGATAAAAAATTACGTGAATCAGCAGCAAACGCAAAACGTGCTGAAAAAGCGTGGAGCAAAAACAATAGAATCTCCGATGAGAAAAAGAAAAGCAATATTATTAGGTCTAGGGAACGATATAATAAAATGAGAGGTATAACATATAACGAATAACTAAGATGTTAGATAAAGAAATAAAAAGCCCTACAGAGTTTATTAATGAGCGGGGCCAGACTGTCCTTAACAACAAATCTGGTAGTATTGTGTTTGATGAGAATACTACTCAAGAAAGATTGCAACTTACTCACGCTTCCGGAGCTAACTTAAATTTTAATAATAAGACGGTTAGTACATTTGCTCCTAACAACATGCAAGATTTGACTAAAGGTAATAAGTTTAGCACTACAATCGGTGATAGCTTCAGTCAAACGCAAAGCAATAAAGAAGAGCGTACATACGGAGATCATACTATCATAGCAGGCTCTCCTAAATTTTTTACAGAAGGGTTAAGTGATTCGTGGTTGACTGAAGCACGAGACATAGCTGCAGCTAAAGCAGGACCAGAAAAATTATATGGTGGTGTTGGTAACAATACTGATACAGAGTATCCTATAGATGGTAAAACAGATGCTAATAGTGGCGCTGTAGAAGGAGGTACTTTTGCAACAAATAAAGCTCAAGATAACGTACAGCAGTTAATGGAAGAAAAAGCTGCACCTCTATCAAATATTGAGAAAGAGATGGGTGTAGGTGGTAATATTAAAATGCTCTCTACTAAGCATTTAGTTCTTCAAGCTGGTTCAAAACCTACATCATTCGATTCTGGACTTATTATTAAGAATGGTAGATCTGTTACACAAAAGTATGAATATAAAAATGGTGAGTTGGTAGAGTGTAAAACTAGTGTATCGGTATATGAAAGTAAAGATACGTCAAGTGCAGTACCGTTTGGAGATGTTCAAATTGCAGCTGGTACAAAATTAAGAGCATCAGTTGGATCAGGTGGAATAGGTTTTACATCTAGTGGAGATAATAGTTTCACTGGTACTGGTAGAACTACTATTGGTGGAGCTGAAGTTGCTATTACTGGATCAACAATTGGGGATGCTGGTCGAGTTACTATAGTTAGCGATACAGATATCTATATGGAAGCAGGAGTTATAACAGCTCGTAATGCTCCTAACATTAATGATATAGCTGACAATACCCATACCTTTATAACACCACAAGCAGTCTTTACAGGTAACTTACACGTAGCTGGTGACCTTATAGTTCAAGGTGAGATTATAGCCAATGGTGATATTACAGCTGGAGGCCCTGGTGGAGTATCTCTACTCAAGCATACTCATACTACGATAAAAGAGGGTAAGAAAACCACCCGGCCAAATTAACAAAAAAAAGAGGAGGTCTTTCGACCCCCTCTTAAAGTTATTTGAAGTATTATTAACTTCCAATAAGCTCTTCGAAGCTTGCGTCTGTACGAGTAGCGTAGAAGTTAACTAAGATAAACTCTGCAGTACGTACTGGCTTGAGATAAATGTCAACAATAAGCTCATTCTGATCAATTACTTCTGCTGTATTGTTACGATCATCGCAAACAATCATAAAGTCGTAAAGACCATCAGCAGCTTTAACTCGCTCAAAGAACGGTGTCAATGTATTAACAACTCGTGTCCTCGTAAACAATGTATTGTTCTCAAAGAGGAAGAACTGCATCGTCTTCTTAGTAATCTTCTCAAGATATAAGAATGTACGGCGAACGTTAATACGATCAAATGCACTTGGCTTCCTCAGCAATGTCTTCTGTCCAAAGAATACATTACCTTGATCAGCGAAGTTAGCAATTGGGTTGAGGTTAGCTGTGTAAAGGTCATCACGTTGACGTTGGTTAGGTGTAACAGCGATGTCAGAAGCATCAGTAATAACACCTCTGTTGAATCCAGCAGGTGCACCCCATGGTCCAACAGCAGCATCAGTAGAAGCCATCTTAGCAGCGGCAAATCCAGATGATGGAACCCAAGCATTTAATCCTGTGTAGTTATCAGGAACACTCATCCAGTTAGCATATACAGTAGCATAAGACGTATTGGCTAATTCAAACTGATGTCTAATTGCCCAGTAGATGTCTGTATAGAAGTTCTTAGTAGGATCCTTCTGAACTTTGCTATTTGTACCTGTTACAACTAACTGACGAATTGGATCAGCAATAAATAAGATATCACCACGTCCACCATCTTTGGCAGGTCCTGCAAATGTAGCAAACTTATTGAAGACATTCATATAAGCAGTACGAGCTTGACCACCACTAGAATCAAGATCAGCCGAAGTTCTCAAAGCCTCAATTTGAGTTGTTGTTTTCGTATCGTCGAACCCGGTTGTGGCTGATGAGCTATCCATATACGTATTAATAGTACCGAGACCAGCTTCAGCAATCATACTAATATCAAACTTACGATCGTTACGAATACGATCAAGAGCACGATCAAGTTTACCTGGAATATTACCGATTACTTTCGTTGTAAGATCAACATCACCATAAGAACCTAATGGAACGAGACTGTCTGCTTTGTTAAACCCAAGGGGGAGAGAAGACGTCGCTAAGGAAAGTGTACTCAATCCAGATGCACTTGCTGGGATCGATGATGAATCTACAGCAGCTTTAAGTGCGGTTGTAAACATACGAACCTTAAACTTAGGTGTACCATCATCTTTAAGCTGTACTCCAGTTGTAGCATCTGATACGAACGGATTAACGATAACATCAATGTTACGTGATTTTTCTTCAACAGAATCTAAACTAAAGTTAACCGGTGCACCACCATTGTCTGAATTACGCTGACGGTATTTACCAATAGAGGCATTATAACCTTCCTCAAGAAGGTAATCGAGTTTATTTGATTCTTTCGAAAAAACTGACTGGCGTAATTTAAATACACCTACATTTAATGCATCGTCAAATTCACGTCCACCGATATCATAACCTTCAATACGATCTTCCATTACCTGTGAAACCGATCCGTTAGCAGGATTATTACCAAATTCTGGCGTAGCAGTAAGAGAGAACTCAAACCGTGATGCTGGTACTTCTGTAAAAGATGATGTACCAGTGGCGGGCGCGCCAGTAGTAACTGAAAATACACTCTGTATAGCCTCAAAATTCGTCGCTGGGTTTAAAAGAGTATTGTCAGTTAAACCAACATAATATCCATTAAATTGATTATCAACAACTGATTGAGCTTTATTAACAACAATTACTGCCGCACCACTTAAAGCACCGACAGAATCTAGTGCGAGGCTACTAACAGTTCGACTACCAAAATCAAACAATTGACCATTCTTGAGCTGTAAGTATTGCTCATTAGTAATATCAAACTGAGTTGGCCGGCCTAAGAGATAAGTTCCTGCACCGGAAAGTTCATATGAAGTTTGAGTGAAGCTGCCCCCTTCATCATAAACCGCAGCTGGGTAAGCAAGAACACTTACTTTTGAACCAAACCCTTGACCGCTTGCCGCACCATATGGTAAGCGGTTAACTAGCAAAGAGCCGGTAGAGTTTAAAGCAGCGCGTGCAGAGTGATAAAAATATCTTTCTGCCGGAGTCTTTGGAGTACCGTAGATTTGTTCGAACTCGGAGATATTTCCAAGTCCAATAACTTCATCAGTAGGTCCTTCGGAAGCGAATCCAGCAATATACGTAGTAGTGCCTGTTTGAGCTGTGCGGAGTGATAAATCACTCTCACGAATCTCGACACCTGGAGATTGAATTGTCCTATTAGCCATAACATTATTTATGCTTTTTTGGACAAAAATCTGTAAATTTTTTACCTTAGTGGTTAATAAGTTTTGTATGTATTTGAGAGTAGACAAACGTCATAGAAGATGTAATTTCCTCTGCTGTTCTATAACTATAATTAATACTACCTATTGTAACAGGAAAAGCTTTTGTATATGTAAATTGAATACGTTCGTTATTAAACTCATCAAGACCATACAAAGTCATATCTGTTTGATAATTCTTAAAGTCCTCATCTGAAACTAAATCAGATGCATCATATAAGCCTTCTTTCTCATCATGCATTAAGTCAAGCCACTTATATAATACCCAATAATTGTTAAATCCATTATCAATCGTAAAGTCAACCGTTACTGGTGGGTATGGCTCCCTAGCGTGTGTTGAGTTATATAGATTAGATCCACCATATCTAATTTGTAATGCAGGTACATCTAGTTCTGGTACAACAGCACCATAGACAGAAAACTGAAATGCATCTTCATTAACGTTGTAGGTCTGCCTATCAGTTTTTGAATCTATTTTACGTAAAGCTGGGGGTAATGAAAAGACAAGCTTAAACTTATCTGTTCTGCTTTTATTAAGAAAGGATTGGTCGTTTTGATTTACAGCCATACTGTTATTTAATCTATAGTTGTGTGAACCCTTGATCTATTAGATCATAATAATCATCACCCATATCGTTATCATCACTATTTGCCATGCCCCAATAAACAGGATTAAGATCTGGACTACCACCAGTTACTTCATTATCTGTATATATTGATGTTGGATCCTCAAATAACGATATACCAAAGTCTAAAGGCTCAATAGTCTTTGGGCGACCAGTATCATCTTTCTCTATAATCTCAAAATATTGCTCACATATTTCGTTATCTAGAACATAATAACCATACATCAAAGCCATTACTAAATCATCATGACAACCATGTCTAGCCTTCCAAGTGCCATTAGGATACCGAACAAAGTTGCGGAGCTCTTCTAATGTCTCAGCATCTCGCATCACTATTGATTTAAGATCATTCATCCAATAGCGCATATTAATAATACCTCTATGCTTTGTATTAGTATGAGCAATCATACCTTGCATGCGCTTTTTCCTGTGAGCAGCTCTATTACCATATGATACTAATTTAGGGTAACCCATATCATGCGCCAAGCGATCAACAACTTGAGCACCACAATTGTTACGTTCTACTAACGCAAGTGGGGATCCGTAGTTGCGTAGTATCTTAAAGACTTTGTTACTAAACTCCATTGGAGATATTTTATTGTTACGATAGACTGCTACTTGCCTTACTTCAGCTGGATCAGTAACGTCAAGCATTTGAATAATAGAACTATCCTTTCCTACACCCTCTGCTGTATCAACACCAGCAGCATATATTCTACCCTCTTGAGCTTCCTCCCATACTTTATAGCATCCATCATCTAATGTAACTGCTGGGTCACATATTTGACGCTCCATCATTTCGTATAAAGCGTCATCGATTGAAGCTTCACCAGAGTTAATCCATT